GCCGAGAGCTCGCTGATGCCGACTTCCTGAAACGCCTTCTGGTAGAGGCGGTCGACCTGCATGAACTCCTCGCCCGCGACGGCGTTCTGGTTGTCGACCATCAGGACCTGACCCGGAGGGCCCTTGGTCTTCACGATGGCGCCGAGCGAGTTGTCGATGGCGTTCTCGTCGATGGTGCCAGCCTGGGCGAAAATGCGCCCCTTGCCGCGACGCTGGAGCTGCGCCGAGATGCTCTGGACGACGCGGTTCATCTCGACCTGAATGCCGGTCAGAATCTCGGCGATGCCCTGACCCCAGAAGCCACGCAGGCGCGGGCGGTAGCGGCGAATCACGAAGGGGAAGCAGTCGAGCTCCCACTTCTCGTCGAGCAGGACGTGCCCGTCGCGACTGATGATGACGTGCCGGCCGTCGTTGCTGCCCTTGCTCGAGGGCAGGTGCCACGCCTCCCAGAGCTCGACGACGTCGCTGATGCCGTTGTTCGACTTGTCGGCCGAGTCGATGGTCGCCGAGAGCACCGCGGGGTCGTTCTCGAAGCGCTCCATCACCACGTCTCGGTCGGCGATGTAGCGGTGGAACATCTGGCGGGGCTTCTTGTTGATGCCGTCCGCGTCGTCGACGAAGAGGTCGTCGATGAACACGGGCTCACAGCACACCTCGCCCTTCTCGCCGCGCTCGCGCTCGACCCACACCTTGAGGGCGCCGGTGCCGAACGTGTAGGCACTCAGGCGCACGTCCTTCACCTCCTCGTGAATCTTCGTCTCGTAGAACAGGCCCTGGGTCCAGAGGTTGGCCATGCGGGCGCGCTGCCGACCCTTCCACGAACCACCGCTGGTGAGGAACGTGGGGCGCGGGCGCTGCTTCCCGATTTTGCTGTCGAGCGTCTCGATGCACGTCGCGACGACGTTGAAGCGGATGTTGTTCGGCACGCCGCGGCCGACCCAACTCGCCGAGCGCGAGTAGTCTCGAGCGCCGAACGACGCGATGTCGACGTTGCCGTACAGGCGCGCGTGCACGAGGTTGCGCTGGTTGCGCTGCGTGGCCTGGCTCTTCAGGTTCGACACGACCTCGGAGAGCGCGCTCCCTCGAGCGTCGCTGGTCTTCTGCGCCCACCACTTCCCAGACCCGGGCGTCTTCGGCTCGCCGGGCTTCCACTCCGAGAACTGCGTGTAGTCGACGCTCATCGGGCCCTCCGAGCCAGTTCGGCGTCAACTTCCGCACGGAGCTTCTGGTCGGTGAAATCGCGCTTCTTGTCTTCGAGGTCGAGGAGAATCGCGTACTCGACGCAGGTCTTCGCCAGCGGCGTGCCGGGTTGCTTGTTTGCGGTGCCGGCGTCGCACGCCTTGGTGATGATGTCCTTCAGGCGCTGCGAACGCGCGGTGTGCTTGCCCGTCTTGCGAGCGAACCACACAGAGCCAGCAGCGGCGAGGAGGGAGATGACGGCGGCGATGTGGTCGATGAGGTTTTCCATGGTCAGCGCTCCACGACTTGGATGGTTGCGTCACCGATGGCCGGTGCCGTTGTTCCTGTGCCGCCGATGAAGAGCCACGTCAGGCACGAGCCGTTGTAGAGACGCGGCGAAATCTCCGGCACGTAGACGACGGGCGTGTTCGCCACCGACACACCCACTGTCGCGATGGGCCGGTAGAGCAGGAACGTCACGCTTCCAGTCACCAGCGAGGTGCCCAGCGTCACGTTGCCGAGCACCTTGATGCCGGTGTCTCCGGCCGCGAGGCTGAAGCGCGTCAGGTTGCCGATGACGGGCGTGGCGGGAATCATGTAGCCGACCTGATTGAACAGTGTGGCCGTGCGGTTGCCGACACCGTTGCTGTTCTCGTAGTTGGCGGTGCTGTTGTTGATGACGGCCGCGTTCGTGTTGGCGGCTGTCGAGTAGATGCCCAGCATCACGCCTTCGCCGTTGCTCGTGCCGTTGGTATCTCGAGCAGGAAGCACGCCAGCATCCGCCACCTGCACCGTCGTGGTGGTGACGACGTGTCCCGTCGAGTACCAGAGGATGTCGACGAGTTGGTACGGCCCCACGGCCTGCGCCGTCAGCGTCGCGCTCTTGAGGTAGAGGCTGCCACTGCTGGCGTTCGTGAAGAGAGGCACACCGAGCGACAGCGCGCCGCCGCTGCCCGCCGTGCCGACGACGGAGCAGTCAGTCGTGCGGCCGTTGAGGCCGGGCGTGCCGAGCGAGTACGCGCCCGGGTAGCCCGTGTCCTTGCCGTGCCAGTAGCCGTAGGCCGCCGCGTCGGTGGCCGTGGCCGTCTTGAACCAGATGTACTCGCGCCCCGTCACCGTCGATGGCTGACTGGCCGCCTTCGGAACGCCGCCTGCGGTCGCCACGCTGACGGTGCCATCGTTGCCCACGGTGCCGCACTCGCCCGCGTTGAGCGACATGATGGCCTGCCGCAGAGTAAGACTGCCTGCCGTCTTCACGTACTGGATGGTGACCGTCTGCGACGACGTGCCCTTGTTGCATGCCTTGATGAACGACGGAGAGCGCGTCGTGGTGGCGGCAGCCGGGGCCGCGAGGATGGTCGACGTGGTGGCCGTGGTGAAGTTCGTCACCTGCTCGCCGCTGCCGATGTTCGCGCCGCTACTGGTGGTGAACTCGACGTAGTTGACGGTGACGTCGGTCGCCGCCGTCGTCGTCGTGGTGGCCGTGAGTGACTCGTCGGTCGCGTTGAGGTTCGACGCAGCTGCCGCGAGGAGAAGCGCAACGATGGTGCTCATGGAGTCCCCAGAGTGACCGACAGGGGCGACTGACTCGCACCGCCACCGCCGCCCGGAATGTCGCACGACGTTTTCGCGCCCGTGTCAGTGCAGGTGACGCCAGCGCCGGTGAAGTCGATGGTGGTGCGCTTGGTGAGGTCGACACCCTCATCCTGCACGATGCGGTAACCGCCGTCGTAGTCGCTTGAGCCGCCCCCTCCGCCGCCCGAGGTCGAAAGCAGCAGCACCCCGCCGTCGACGGTACACGTCATGCCGCTCTGGCAGTCGATGGCGTACTGGCGTTTCAGCGAGACCGCGGCGCCGTTCTGCCGCGTCATGATGGGCTGCACGTTCAGGTTCGGGAGCACCGGAGATGGCTGCGCCAGGAGCAGAAGCAGGAGCGGAATCATCGGGTCCTCCCCGAGCCGAGCAGCGTCGCGTCCATGCGGGTCGCGACCGTGACGCGCACGTTGTCGCCGGCCCCGTCCATCGTGCCCACGACGTCGAAGTCGCTCGTCGCCGGCAGGGACACCGTGGCGACCGCGCTCTGGCCCGGTCCGATGCCGACGAAGTCTGGGAGCGTGCTCGGCGACATGTCGTTGTCCGGGTCAAGCCTCGAGCGAACCGTGCCGTTGAACGTCTGCGTCAAGCTCAGGTTCTCGACCTGCACGGACAGAGCCGAGACGGCCCCGACCGTGAGAGGCTCAAACAACGACGTCGAGGTCGGAGCGACCGCGACGATGGTGGGCTTGACTCGAACGGCCATGGTTCACTTCGGCATGCCGAGCAAGGCACGGGACTCGCTGGGAGTCAAGCCCGTTGCCTCGTCGGGCGTCTCGTCGATGGGCTTCACCTTGACGTCGCCGTCTTCCCCGGGTGGGAAGAACTCGACGGTGTCCTCTTGCGCGGTGCGCTTGTAGAACTTCACTCCGAGCCGTCGCAGCATCTTCAGCAGGTCCTCGTTCATCACCAACCTCTATCGTCGGGTGCTTCGTCGTACCAGTTCGACTGCTTCTCTGCGAGGTGCTTCCGCACGAGCATCTCTTCGTACTCGTCGCCGTCCTCGCGCGTGAGCTTCCTCGGCTTCTCTTCTCGAGGAACGTAGTGGTACGCCGCCCGGTAGGAGTAGAGGCCGGCGTCGGCGCAGTGGTTCGGGCAGCTCGGGTCCTCGGTCGGCGGCGCGTCGGGCTTGTCCGGGTCCGGGTAGTCCGGGTCGCGCATCAGGCCGATGAGTTCTTCCTGAAGCTCGCTGCCGAGCCGCACCTTGACGCGGCCGACGAGCAGGTCGTCGTTCAGGAGCATCACGTGCGCGTACTTGTTGTTCTTCTGCGCGGGCTCGAACGACTGCGTGAAGCGCGACATCACGTCTTCGACGTACATCTTGCCGCCGCCCTGCGTGTCGGCGACCTTCTTGATGATGTTGAGCTTCTTCTCGCGCTCCTGCGTCTCGATTTGCTCCATCACTTCGACGGCGCGAGCGCCCGACTTCTTCCACGAGAACACCTCGTAGAGCGTCGGGTCGCCTTCACGCCAGCCCCAGATGACGAGTGCCATGTCGTCGATGGCACCGAGGTCCCAACCCAGCACGTGCGTCCAGCCCGGCCCCCAGGGCTGCACCCGCTCGGGGTCGAACGTGTTCCGCACCAGGTCGAACTTGTAGAACAGCGCGCCGAGGTCGTTGACCCACCGGCCGAGCCACTCGCGCAGGTACGTCGGGTTGTCGTCGGCCCAGTTGCGCGTCTTCTTGAGGTTCTCGAGGTACTGGCGCGCGTGCGGGATGTAGGGGTTGTCAAGCAGCGTCCAGCGGTGAACCTCGAACATCGAGACCGACTCCGGGCCCTTGGACTGCCAGACCTCGGCCGAGTCTTCACCGCCTGTGATGTCCCACCAGTACCCGCTACAGATGGGGCCGGGCGTGCCTTCGAGGAACACCGAGCCCATCGTGTCGACGAGCGACGGGTCGATGACGTCTTCGACGAGCGGCTTGAGCAGCGAGCCGAAGTTCTGGCTCTCGAGAACAATCTCGACCCAGGTGCTGTCGCCGCGCTTCTTCTGGACTTCCTTGTCCTTGTCGGCACCGACGAGTCGAACCTCGCTGCCGTTCTCGAACTTGAAGGAGAGCTCGACCTCGTGCGCCTTGTGAGGGATTCCCTGACGGCCGAGCAGATACAGGATTCGCTGCCAGAGCAGTTCCTTCGTTCGGGCTCGTGCGTGGCTCCAGATGCGAACGAGGCTTCTCGGCCGGCTCAGGGCCTTGGCGACCGCGATGCGCGGCCACATGTCCGTCTTGCCGGCGCGACGGCTGCCGATGACGGCGAGGTAGCGGCTCTTGCTGTTGGCGAAGCGCTGCTGCTTGTCGAACAACTCCTCGATGATTTCGCGCACCTTGACGTCTGCGGCTTCCCGCAGGGCCACACGGCGTGCTTTCTCCTCGAGGAGTTGTCGACGGTCCATCAGCGACCCGTGGGCTTGACCGTGACGGGCGCGGGCTTCGGCTCGAAGAGCGCGGCCGACGCCTCATCGACCTCAATGTTCGAGGGCACCGCGAGCACCTGGGTGATGGTGTGCTCACGCATCGCCTTCTCGCGCTTCGGGATGATGACGACCATCCGAAGCTCGGTGTCGTAGAACAGGGCCTTCGCGTCGTTCTGTGCGTCGCCGACCGTGATGCTCGTGCGAGCGACACCGCCGACGAAGATGGGGCAGTCCTTCGTGAAGCTCGCTCGGATGATGGGGATTCTCATGTGGTCCTCAGATGCATGTACGGGTCGAAGGTGCCGTTGACCGAGATGGCCAGCAGCCGACCCGTGCGGGTGATGGTGCCGAGACGCTTCGAGTCCTGCAACAGGGCCGTCCCGATGCCCTGCCTCCGATAGGGGGCCTTCACGTAGACCCACAGGCAGTTCTGCGGGTCGAGATGCACTGCGTAGCCCAGAATCGTTCCGGGCACGTCCTTGAATTCGGCGACCGAGTAGCGGGCGCGGTCGTTGATGCTCTTCCAGAGCGCCTCCATGCCCTCGAAGTGCGTGTTGAAGTCGACCTCGGCCTCGACCACGTTCTTCCACAGGCTCGAGCGCCATGAGTCCCTGATGAAGTTGAGGTCATCGGGCGTCGCCGGCCGGATGATGATGGTCATCGGGTGAACCCCAGGGCGTCGACCTTGAGCGGCTTGTGGCTCATGAGGTACAGGCGAATCGAGCCGTCGGGCATTGGACTCAGACGGTGCATTGAGCGCTTGACGATTTCGCGGGCGAGCTGCCCCACCAGCTGGTCGGCGACCGCCATCTGCGTCTGCCCGGAGTAGGTCATCGTCCGCACCGACAGCGGGTCGACCTCGACGAAGAACGCCTCGGGTGGCGTCGGCGACACGGCGTCACGACGCGCGAGCTCGTTCTCGAGCACCGCCACGCGGGCCTTGAGACGGTCGCGCTCTTCGACGAGCCACTGGATTTCGTTCTGCTCGCTCACGTTTCCTCCGGGTCGTAGGCCAGGCCCTCGTACTCCT